AAAAAGGAACTCTAGGTTCAGGGCCTACTCTTCCACCCGCGTCCCACGCATCCCAAGTTCTTTTTAAATTGTTAGATTCTTTTACTAGATTATCTAACCATTGATTATATCTTACTTGTGAAGATAAATTAGCTGTACCTTCTACTAATGTAGACATTGGGTTTTCAGCTTTTCCTAAAAGGTTTTTTACAATACGTTGTCCTTCATCTGTTAGTTCTGATAATTGCGCTATGTCTCTATTTCTAACATTTATATTATCAAGTTGTAGATTATCGGCAACTGAAACTCTAAAAAAATCAGGAGCATCTTTTATGACTACATCTCCCGGTCTGCCAGATAATAAAACACCTTTTGGTAAAGAGGATCCTTGCCATATCTCATCTGCTATTTTAGTTGCTTCTTCTGTTGTTAATTTTACTTGTCCTTTACTTAATCTTGTAACTTCTTTTTGTATGTCTTCTGCGGCCTGATTTAAAATAGCCTTAGTTGGTGGATAATTTTTTGCAAAATTTAAATCACCAGAATTATTTTTAAATGCTTCATAACCTCTATCCATTGCATCAGATAAAGATTTACGAATCATTTTTTCAAAATCATCTAAAGCAGATGGTGTAAGTCTTCTACCATACTCTGTAAATAAATCTTCCCAAACACTTCTCATACCTTTAAAACTATTTATTATTTGAGTAACATCTTCATCTGTTGCTCCATAAGTTTTCTTTAATTTATTTTTAAAAAATTTAGAATTTTGTTCATTAATATCATCAAATCTAAAGTTAAATATTTTTTCTCCTGTTTTAGTTTTTTTAGTTACTTGTTTTCCTGTATTAGGATCTACTGTTTTAAAAGAATCAGGTATCTTTTTAAAATTTTTTAATTCACCAAATCCTGCTTGATAAGGACGACCTGTTAATTGGTCATTAGCTAACTCACTAACAGATTCAAAATTATATCTTAATTTTCTTTTACCAATTAAGAAATCATTCATTTCTTTAAATAAATTTTTCTTTGTATTTTCATTTACACCTGCAGATGTTCTTTTCATATTTTTAATAATACGTTCTCCAATTTTATCTACAGTTGTCATTGCTCTTTCTGCAGCATTTCTATCAGCAGAAATTTGACCTTCCATCTTATTACGTAATTCAAATCCTTCTTGTGGGTCTGAACCTCTTGCTCTTAAAGGTTTTGAAATCCATTTATCAATCCATCTATCAAAAGGTTTAGTTATTGCTTTACCTGTACCTGATTGGTTTCTTAATTTAGAAATAGTTTTCCCTGCACCTCCAATTATTCCTGTAAACCCAGCACCTTCTAAACCAAATTTTAATCTGTTAAATATTTCAGTAGTTGGATCATCTGTATCTCTTTCTAGTTCTGTAGGACCTCCTAGTAAATCACCAAAGGTTCCTGCTTCCTCTACATCAGCTACAAATACACCTTCAGCTAATCCACCTAATCCAGCACCACTAGCAAAAGCTCCTGTCTTTTCAAATCCTGTAGCTCCTTTTGAAAAAGCTTCATCAAATAATTTTTTATCTACTTTGTTTAAAGTTTTACCACTTAATTTTTTTTGAACTGCCTTAGACATATCTCCACCTAAATCTAAATACTTACCACTTCTTTTAGCAACTAAAGCACCTTTAGCTAAACCATTACCTACTTTAAAAGCAATACCACCTGGCACACCAATGTTAACAATAAGTTCTGTAATTTTACCAGCTGTTGTAGCTTCAGCCATTTCATCAAAAGGATTTATTTTTGCAAAGAACTCTTCTACTTCTGCAGCTTTATTTGTATCAGCACCAAGATCTATAAGCGTTGCGCCTAAAGATGCAAAACCTTCTGGTATTTTAAATAAACCAGAACCAATACCTGCTAACGCAGAAACAAATGCATTAGGTCTACTGTTTTTATCAGCATCAGTTTCTATGTTGCTTATGTTTTCATTTAAAAGATCACCAAGTGTGGCCATCAGTTACCTCCTATACTCGAAGATCTGTTCTTTCTCTAGCTTGTCCGTCTACTACTTCAAAGATTTTTTTAGATCCATCGGGTAATGTTATAATAGAAAAGCCTTCCTGTACCTCTAATTTTGGTATTTCAGTTTCACTTGATACAGTAAATTTCTTAACTGGTTTTTGATATTTTAATCTTAAAGTGTCTTCAATAACAGAAGCACTATCTAATCCTTTACCTGTTCCTTTGTATAAATTTTCAGAAACATATTTTAAAGAATCAATCCAACTTTTACCTTGTAAACTATCTGCAGCTTTTTGTGCCGCTATTGTAGCATCTATCTTATAGTCTATACCAGCTAATGTTTGTTTTAATTGTTCGTTCGCTCTTTTACTTGCAATCTTATCTTTAATATCTAATGTTGCTGCAGCTTGTTCTATTTTTTCTAATCTACTTGGACCCGCTGCTGCTTCAGTTTTCATAAACTCTGCAAGACCTTCTTTAACACCGCCTGTGCCTAAGAAAGAAGCAGAAGCTCTAGCTAACATATCCGATAAATCTCTACGTCTAGCTTTATCACCACCTAACATTTTTATGTAATCTTCTACTTTAAGTTCTGTAGATTCTTCTTTTTCTGTAGCACCACCAGTTCCTGTATCTTTATCATCATCGCCACCACCAACTTTTGGAACAACTTTATTAGGTTCACCACCTTTATAATCAAGATCACTCTTGACCTCTAAAGATTTATAAAAATCCTGTAATTCTTTTTTATCTTTTTCTGAAAGATCTAGATCACCTTCACCCATTTCTATATCAGATGCTTTAATATCTGCTAATTGACCACCACTATATCTTACAGGTTTAGCTAATTCATCAATGCCTAATTCACCCATTCTTGGAAATCTTTCACTTACACTCTCACCAATTTTAATTAATCCTGGTGCTTGTCTTTCAGGACTCATAAAACCAAAACCAGTTCCTGATTGAAATTTCATTGGAGATTGAAAGTTCGGATCTAAAAATCTAGGACCTAAGAAAGCTTGTTTTAAAAAATCTAAACCAGTTTTTTCACCTGCATATCCACCTGGTTCATCAACCAAACCTCTTTTAGGTTTATCTAATCCAGATGTAATCCCCGTTCCACGGCTCTCTACCTTACCACCTCTAAACATTGGTCGTCTTAATATTCTGCTCATTATCCAAACAATCCTAATTTAGAACCAATACTAGCAATACCTGTACCTACACCTAGTGCAGTTGATAATGGACTAGCTGGAGCCGCTGGTGGTGCATAACCAACAGTTTGAGTTGGAAACGCGCCTGGTTGAATTTGTGCAAGTTGTTGTCCTATTAAACCTACTTGTGTAAATGGTTGGAACTGTCTTTCTCTTTCAGCCGCTGCCGCCGCATCAAGTATTGCTTGTTGCTGTGCTTGACCTGCTTGACCTAGTTGAGTTTGGTATTGTCCTAAACCTTGTCTTGCAGCTAAATCTTGTGCCGCTGCTGCTTGTGCTTGTTGAAATCCTTGTGCTAAAAGTTGTGCTTGTAATTGTGCTCTGTTCGCTGCACCTCTTGAAGCTGTCTCAGCTGCTAATACACCTTCTCTACCACCTCCGTAAGCACCTGCTTGAATAGCTCTATCTCTTTGAGCTGTTCGTGCAATTGCTTGTTGTCTATCAAATTCTGCAAGTGTAGTATCAATCACCTCTTGTTGATAAGGTGACATAAATTGTTCGTAAGCTTGTGGACCTGTTAGCGCTCCTAAACCTGCTGCTGCAGTTCTAGCATCTTGTTGTAATTGTGATTCTGCTGCAATCGTTGGTGCAAATTTAGATGTATCTATTCCTGTAAAACCACCAGCAGGTATTGTACCTGGTTGTAGTTTTTTAAGAGTTTCTAAAAAGGATGTAAGTGCACCTTCTATTATCGGTGCTGGTTTTGTTATTGTAGTTGTTTCTGACATTATGCTCTTGCCTCTAATCTGTTCATTGTTTCATACATTCTCTTTGCACCTTTATTAATATCTCCACCACCTGCACCTCTAACTGCATCTGCAGTCATTACGAATTCATTTTTAGAAAGTCTTGCAGGTACATCGTCTGCTCTTTCTTTTTTACCAATTGGTACGAATCCTCCACCTCTTAAATCCATCTCTTTACCACCAAGACTCATTAGGCCCCCATCTTTTTTACCTTCACCTAAAATATCTTCTTTCATACCTTCAAATTCTGCTTTTGATATTTCGCCTCTTTCATACAATTGTGGGATGTATAATTTATAGAATTCCATTTTTCTATCATCTGGCATTACACCTTCTACATCATTAAACATTGCATTTAAAATACCCATCTCTTCTGACTGACCAGGCATTATTGTTACTTTTAATTTATCTACTAAAAACTCTTTTGGTTTTTCTTCAACAGCTTCTACCGCTGCAGGTATACCACCAAATTCTAATCCTACTCTACCACCGTCCGCGTACCCCGCTGCTGAGATAGTTTCTTCAATTTCCTCATCACTAAAGTATCCAGCGCCTTCCATAAATTGTCTGATAGCTGCAGCTCTAGCTCCACTATCTGCTAATAATTCTGCTTGTGCTAATGCTTCATCTATAGCTGCTTGTTTTTCTAATCGTCTAGCATCTGCTACTGCTAAATCTGTAGTTGCTTGTGTAAAAGGAATAGCTGCTGCTTTTGCTGTTGCCATATCAAATCCTGCTTTAGTTCCACCTTTACCTAATATATCTACGGCACTTCCTTCAAAAGCTCGATTACCTGGACCTCCTCCTCCTAAAAAATCTGCGCCTTTAGCTAAATACTCTAACCCTTGATTAGTAAAACCTTCTCCACCAGCTAATTCAGATCTCATTCTAAAATAATCTCCAGGAGAAGCTAAATTTGTTTTACTTACTTGAGGCGCACTTAAGGCACCTGTTCCTGCTGCTAACAATGCAGACAGTCCAGAAAAATCCCCTTCACTACCTTCTTGTGATAATTGAGATAATAAATTAGCACCTCCCGATAATGCTGCTCGTCCAGCCATTGTTCCAAATATACCTGAGGTAGGTGCTAAAAACGGAACAGCTGCAGCTAGAAATGGTAATGCTGGTTTAATTTCATTTGGTATTACTTTGTCTAATACCTTTGAAATAGGTCTTGTTATCTTTTTTAAAAATCCCATAGTTTCTCTTTATTATATATGTTGATAGCAAGTTCGCAAAGCTTGTAAAAAGGCGAGTGTATCACAATTTACAAGGTTTTTATACATTCGTCAACGATCCTATAAATTAGTTTTGCCGCCTATTGGCAGGCTTTGTACCTTAATATGCACGCTTCTTGAGATGTCATCCTGAGTCGTATCTGTAACCTCACTATCTACGTCTTCTTGAGCCTCTGCATCTGATAGATATTCTCTATTAGTTCTAAGGTTTTTGATAGTCACCTCTACTCTAGGCTTATAAACTTTGACTGTTTTACCGTCTATAACCTGATCTTCAAATGACTCTTCTTGTTCCACAAATGGCATTATCTGTCCTCCCTGTTTATTTCTAATATCGATGCTACAACGTGTAGACGATTAGCATCTGCTGCGGTAGCTGTTAATACTTCACTTTCCTGTAATATCAATGGTTCACTTAACAACTGTTCTGTTGCGTGGCCAGCTATAGTTTTTACATCAAACAATACAAATACATTACTAGATGCATCTGTTAGTGTGAGTGTGATTGTACTTCCATTATTACTATCATCACAAACTAAAACAGATTTTACAATCGCTCTAGAGTTAGATGGTACACTATATAAAGTTGTAGCATCTGTAGTTGTTAAATCTAATTTTGCATTCTTATATATATTTGCCATTAACCTAAACCTAACCAAGTAAATCGTTCTTGGTCCTCTTTTTGTTGTGTTAAATATGTAGAGTTTAATTGCTCTATCAATACAGCAATTGCTCTGTTAATCTGTCTTTGATTATCTTCTGTGTATTCTTTTTTAGGTTCTGGTAATCTTACTACTATCTTTGCCATTATCCTCTCCTTCCATCAGGTTGTAAATCTACTTGAAATGTACCAAATCTCCAAGACTCACCAGATCCAGTATTTTCTATTTTAATATTTGCATATCGTCCTCTTGCTCTTGTATCAATCTTTTTAGTTGATGAGTTAATTGTAAAAGGACTCAATGTACTTGCAGTATCATCATCTGCAGGAAAATCTTTTACTGATATAGTAATTTGATTATTACCAACTAGTGTTTTGAAATTTGGTAAAAATCTTCTCATAGCTAGAAATACCTCACTTTGATCTTTTTGCAAAGAAAAACTAAAAGACTCAACAAAAGAAGTTAAAGCTGTTGTACTACCATCAGGATTAATTTGATCCGTTCCTACTTCGTGTTCAAACAATACACTTCTACCTAATCCAGTCTCACCTACAATGGCAGGGAAAGATCCTGTAGCAGAACTATCATATGCAGTTGCATATGGTTTTGGATATACTAATGAATCAATCCAAGTTGTTCTAATTGAGTTTGTATTTGTACCTGTGTACCAATTACCCATTGGTAATCTTGCATTATCTTGACCATAATTATAAACCACATATCTATTGTTAAATGTAGATCCAGATGTTGGATACCACCAAACAACTTCTGTAAATAGATTATTAATACCGGCTGTTACTTGTTGACCTTTTGTAGTATCAATATCATCGTAAACATAATCTTCAACAGAACAAGGTAATGTATTTACTGTACCATCAAAAGAGAAGAAACCATTGTTACCCATCCAATATGCAACACCATCAATTTCAATAGCTGCATTCTTACCAATTAATCCACAGTTTGTACCTACCTGTTCAAATCCAAATGTAAAAGGTGCACCTACAAATTTCATTGCATACAATGCATTATCAGTCCACACTAGAATATTTTCTTTTGCAACTAACGCACCCATAATTTTTGTACCATCTTGTAATCTTTGTGTACCAGCGGTGTTAGTTGCTTCAGGTGTGTAATCATTAATGTCTTCATCAACAGAGAATCTAATAAACATATCATCTTGTGTAGATGGTGTGCCTATTGTTGTCTCTGTACCAAAATGAATTAAGTGACGTGTTGTTGGTGAAATTAATGTAACTCTTGTTGCTGTAGGATTAGCAGATGTAGAAAATCCAGCTGTAGATGTTGAAGCTCTAGTTGTTAACCTTGCTGCAATATCCGCGTTCCACGTAAAAGTTTTACCGTTTGCAATAGTTGCAACCAATACATCACCAAAATTACTTAACGACCAAAGACCTGGTTCTAGTGTAATTGTTCCTGCATCAACTGCATCACCCCAACCATTCCAATCTGTTGCATTAGTAACAGTTGTACCTGTTGCCGTTGTTGTTGGAGCAGTGGTTCCTAATTGACCTCTAGTACATCCTGTTAAATCATTTGAAGATTTACCTGAGTATGTAACTAATTCTGAAGTAGCTGCATAATCACCAGAAGAAAAATCACCAATTAAAACTGTACCTGATGTTGGAAAAGAACTTGCATCCGTTAAAGTAATTGTTGTATCTGCAGCAGCAATCCCTCCATTCAAGGTTGTTGTTGCCGATCCTGTAACTGTGCCACCATAATTACCAGTACCAAATCCATATCCATAGGATTGTGCAGCTGGACCCACAGGTTCATATGGTTTTAAAGTTATACTACCACCTGTTGCAACAGTTGCCGATGCATTAGAACTTTGTGTAATTGTAAAAGTTGTAGGACTTGGAACAGATATAACTTGAAAGTTTTTATCTTCAAAGTCTGCTGCTGTATAACCTGTACCACCTGGTAAAGTTACACTATCAAATAAAACAATATCACCTACTCCAATATTGTGAGCGGATGAAGTTGTAATTGTACAAGTTGGTGAACCACTTGTTGTTGCAATAGTTGCACCTGTAATGTCTGCTTTCAAAGGTGTAATATCAAAAAACTGTCCTTCAAAATATATAATTAAAAATTTGTCTGTACCGATAGCAACATATCTATTACCATCTTTATCTACGAATGCGTGTTGTTTTCTTGCTACACCTACAATTGTATCTGTAAGTAATGATTGCCAGCCACCTACTTTTTCTGGTAAACCATATCTAAATCTGACATTGTCAGAATCTACCCAACGACCTTCAGCTCCAACAGCTGTGTCTTGTTTGTCAATTCCAGGAGCAAACTTAATTTGAGTAAGCATCTTTTACTCCTATGATGTTTGGTTGTATACGTATTGCCAACCTTTATCAGCGTTAGTAAATCTTAGCTTAATTGATTGATTATTGTTATTTAAAGTTAAATTACTTTCAGCTCCTCTAATTTTAGAGCCATTTCTATTTACAGTTACATTGTTAGATGCAAATCCACCAGTTGCAGATACATCCATAATACTAACTGTATCTCCTTTGCTTGGTGATGCAGGTAATGTAATTGTTACAGTTGTGCTTGCAGTATCAATTAATAAATTATCACCAGCAACAGCTGTGTAAGCTGTGATTGATGTAGAGGTAATTTCAAAATTACCTTCTTGTAAAACATCTAATCTTGCATCTGTACCATCAGAATGCACAACCATTGTTGATCCTACAGGAACAGCGATTGGATTTGATGAACCAGCTGTCTTAATATTTAATGTATATTTATTTGCTGTAGTTCTATCTGTTGCATCTTGAATAACATAAACTCTAGTAGCCGTACCACCTGTTGTTGATGCAGGTATAATTAAACTGATATTGGCAGTCATTGTGCCAGTTAATTTTAAATAAATATTTTTACCATTCGCGCTCGCCGATCCATCTGATAAATCTAAAGTTACATCAGATCCTGATGTCATAGGGACATTGACTACACCTGATGATGCAGCTTGTAATATTTGTAAGTTAGTATTAGTTACTGTTCCCCATAGACCAGCCTTTTCACCGGTTGCTACGAGTTCTAATGATAAATCTGTTGAATAAGTCGATGCCATATTAATAAGGGTCTATTGGTGTCCAGACCATTGTTGCTCCTGGTATAATTTCATTCCACGTTATAATACCTGGTTCTCCTGTAGCCAGTGTTAATGGTGAACCATCTGGTTGTACAAGCGCGGTTCCTGTTACTGTAACAGTTCCTGTCTGAATAGTCAATGAGTTTCCAGTGACATCTATATTAGCATCTCCAGAAACAACCGCGGTTCCCGTTGCTAAAGTTAAAGGTGTTTTAGGAGCTGTTAAATTAGCTGTACCTGTAATTGATAATGTACCTGTACCAAGTGTTAATGGACTACCTACTGCATCTTCTACGACTGCATCAGCTGCAATATTAACTGGCCCTATACTTACTGTAAGAGCATTTCCTGTAACTGCAAAAGTTACATTATTATCGGGACCCGATGTAGCAAACGGTAGTGCAGATATTGCGTCAAATCCTAAACTCATAAATTTTCCTTAAAAGGAGACAGCGGGTGGTATGTGGTGGTGTCCACTGCCTCCATCTAAGGATTATATCATCGTTTAAACCAAGAAGGAAGACCTAAATGTGGACGCTTGTCAAACATATTATCCTTCGCTCCAGGTGTTTTACGATTGTTATAATGCAGAAAAACTTGTACGCATTCTTTGCCTTTGAATTTTTCTCTCCAGTGTTCTAATTCACAACCAGAATAAACTAACATATCTCCTGGTTTTAAATCTACTTTAACACCTTTCTTACCAACTTCTCCAGATGGCTCTAAATATATTGGCCAATCATCACCACCAAGATTCATAGTAGTAGATATCTCGCAACTAAATCTATCTTTGTGTCTTTTTAAGATATCGCCTTTTTTATAAATTCTTGCATAAGTATATGCAGGATATAATTTAAGTCCTGTTGCTTTTTCCATATCTGGTAAACATTTTAATAGTAATGTTTCCATAGCCATATTTGCATATTGAGAATATGTATTTGGTATCTGTTCATTCTCACCTTCATAATAACCAATGATAGTTTCAAATGGCGAAAAATATCTTGATGCTTTGCAAGTATCATAAACTTGCTTTTGCATTAAAAAATAATTTGCAACAAAAGATGCTAAGTCTTTTGATATTGCTTTTCTAATAACTGTGTATTTATTTTTTTTAAATGACATCTTTAGCCATCTCTTTCGGTACAGCTTGTATATTCCAATGTATAAACCTAAACGGTTCGTAACCATAATCCACTGCATATTCGTGTTCTAAATATCCAGGAAATATAATTAATGTACCAGGTGTAGGTTTAAAATGTATAAGCTCACTACCATTCCAAACACCTTTTATATCTGGTTTCATTTTTAATTTTGTAGCACGTGCACCTGTTTTAGGTTCGTGAAATATTGGATAAGAAGTTTTATCTGAACACTTTAGAAAATAAAAACCTGATACGTGTTGATTCCAATGTATGTGTGCAGAGTGATGACCACCACCTTTTTTAGCAAACTCTTGTACCCATAGTTCACTAAACATAGTTTGATATTGTTGCATATCATAACCCATATGATCTAAAAACTCCCAAGACTTTTGACCAATATAATTTCTAAAATCTAAAAAATCATTATCAACAGTTAATGGTGTTGAGTGATGTGACAATCCAAAGTCACCGTGTTTTTTAATATGCTCTTTGTTTCTGTTTCTTGCTTCTTTAATATATTTGTTACTTGCTTTATTTAAAGACTTAACAAATTCTGGTTTTTGTTCTGACCAGACAGGTGTACTAAAATAATTATTTATAAACATTATCTAAACGGCTTTCCTAAATGCCAGACAACAAGACTATATCTTGTGCCAGCAGTTACTGGTTTAACTCTATGCCACACAAACGAAGGAAATACAATAATAGAACCTTTGGGTAATATCTCTTTACATTGTATTCTATGCTTCGATTCATCTCGCATATGTGGATCATAGTTTCTAAAATCAAATTCTAATTCACCACCTTTATATTCTGAACCATCTGTTAACTGACAAGTCATAGATAGTTTTCGAATTCTTCCGTGCTCTGGATGATTTTGATCTTTACGATCATATGGTTTATCCCAACCATCACAGTGCCAATCATAATATTGATTTAATTTATATTTTGTAAATTGACAAGACTCTGATCTTTCCCAATCAAAATTCCAACCAGCCATTTCATTTGCTCTATGCACATATGGATGTAATTCTTTGTATATCCAAGTATCATTGAGCCATACTAAATCAGAGTTTCTTTTTCTTTTTAAATCTAATACTTCTTGTTTTGATAAATCTCTATCACCATAACCACCTGTTCTTGCCATAACTTCTTTTTGTTCGTTGGCATATTTGATTACTTCATCACAAAATTTAGGTGTAAGAACCCCACTAAAATACCAATAGTAATTAGATATATTCATAAGTTATGGTTTGAACAAAATTCAAACTATCTTTCTGATCATTTGATACAATATACATATTAGTAGATGGAAACATAACAAACATATTTTTTTTAAGTTCTATGTCCCAACTTCTTCCTTTACGTCTATTGTCATCAAAATGTATTCTTACCCAACACTTATCAACTTTAACTCCATAAAGCATTGTAAAGTCAGGTGAGTTTCGAAGATTTACTGGATCAACATTTAATAAAGGTTTAGATATTTGACCGGGTTTATAAATGTCACCCCAAGAATCTTTATTAACTAAACTAATACCATAATCAAGACCTATAAAGTCTCTCATATATGTATTTAACATATCCCAAGTTCTTGAGAATGGAAATTGTTTATTAGTAAATGAGGATTGTAAAATATCGTTAGTAAGTTTTTCTTGGTCTATCTCAAAACCTTTCGGCATATCGATATCACCATAAAATAGACTTTGTTCTGTTAATACTTTCTTTTGCATACCACCACCATTTTTAATTTATGCTCTTGAGTCTGTCAAGTCCCAAGTTGTATTAGCTTCATTCCAAACGTAATGCCAGCTATGAGTATCTGCTTCGTTTTGTGAAGTTTGTTCTTCTGTTAATGCTGGAGCATCACCTATTGGTGATTTCCAAGAAGCTGATTCAATATGTTTTACCCAAGATGCATAAGGTTTTTTAGGCCAGAAGATTTGATCATCTTCATCCCAAGTATAACCGATACCTGCATAGTTTCCTCTAAATGGAGTTCCACCGTTTCTATGTTGTCCGCCAGATGTATTATATGAAGTTTGAATCCACATTTGTGCAGGCCAATTATTGTGTTGTTCTAAATATTGTTGACCTACTGCTTCGTCTTCTACTCCATCAGCATTTAACATATTATCATTATCAAGTGTTAATACTTGAATAACTTTTCCGTTTGCTCCTAGTTTTGCAAAATGTGCCATAATGTTTCTCCTTATATATTAATTTTAATTTTTAATCAACTATTGAAATTTGTACCTTATTATTACTATACCTGATCCACCTGTTGCACCACTAGGTGCTTCATAGTCACCACCACCAGCTCCACCACCAGTATTAGTAGATCCATTAGAACCTGACTGTTGGTCATTACTTCCTCCACCTCCACCACCACCAGATCCACCAGATCCACCAGATCCAGTTGAAGTAGTATTAACACCTCCACCACCGCCACCAGCATAAGCTGTTGGTGTTCCTGAAATAGAAGTTGTTGCACCAGCTCCACCATTTCCACCTGGAGCGGGGTTTACTGGACCTGCACCATTAGATCCTGCGCCAGTTGCTCCACCACCGCCACCACCGCCACCAAATGGTCCATTAGGTGAAGATCCACCTGAATTTCCTTGAGGTGGACTTACAGGAGGTGTATTACCTGATCCTCCAGGTGAATTTGTATCGTGCCCAGCACCTCCACCTGAACCACCATTATTTTTAGAAACTGGTGGTGTACTCTGAAAACCACCAGCTCCACCACCAGTAGATGTAATTGTTGAAAAAACAGAGTTTGCTCCTTGAGTAGCATCATATGGAGTATTGTAAGCACCTGTATTACCAGCTCCACCAGCTCCAACTGTAATTGGATAAGCTTGAGCAGTAACAGTTACTGCTGTTCCTCCTGGATTACCATTAAGTGGACTGGCTGTATAAGAATCAGCTGGACCTTTATATTCTCTAAACCCGCCTGCGCCACCACCGCCACCTCCAGTGCCTCCACCACCAGCTACTACTAAATATGAAACAGTATTATTAGCAGCAGTAGCTGAAGCATTTAAAACTGTAAATGTTCCTGGTCCTGTGAATGTGTGAATTTTATAATCCCCTGATGTTGTAATGGTTCCACCTGTCGCTACTAAATTTGGATTACCTACAACATTACTTGTTGAGTCTTGAACATTTTTCCAACCCTCTGTGGCATCAACATAAATAAAAGTTACTGATTGACCTTCAGTAGATAAAATAGCATTTGCTGAAACACCACCTATGTTTGATGAATTTCTTGCAACTGTAACAGCATTTGTTTGCCAAGTATTTGTATAATCTGATAAACTTACAATATCACCAGCAGATGGTGATGCAGGTAAAGTAACTGTGATTGTTCCACTTGTTGTGTTTATAAAATAACCGTTTCCTGAAACCGCTGTGAACGATGCAGTTTTAGCTGTCGTATCCCAATTAACTGTACCTGTACGACCAAAACCTGTCTGACTTGCTCCACTTGCTAATTCAATTGTATCTCCTGAAGCACCCAATGTAATTGTAGTTCCTGATTGAGAAATTATACTTCCGCCATCAGTGGCTTTTAATGCATTTGATTTTAAATCTCCATTAACTGTTACTGGAACACCTGCTGTAACTGATACTGAATCACCAGAATCTCCAACAGTTACTGTACCACAATTTGTTCTTGGACTAATTTTATTTACTTTTACTTCACTCATAATTTACCTATTGAAATTTATACCTTATTATAACAATTCCACTACCACCTGCGCCACCATCTATTGTTGGACCAACAGAATTACTTCCACCACCTCCACCGCCGCCGCCAGTGTTTGCTGTTCCTGCTGTAGTAGTTCCACCACCTGGTCCTGAAGCACCTGCTCCACCGCCACCAGAGCCTCCACTACCGGCTGAACCTGATTGACTTCCACCTCCTCCGCCACCAGCTCTTGTGACCGGTGATCCTGTAATAGAGGAAGCTACACCTGCACCTCCTGGTTGTCCAGTACAATAGTCAGAACCGGTTCCTGCACCTCCAGCTCCACCACCGCCACCACCTGCATCATTATTGGAAGTTGGTGCTGGAGTATTTGCGTGTCCACCAGAATTTCCTTGAGGAGGAGAGACTGGAGGGGTATTTCCTGATGCACCACAAGTAGGTACACAACCAGGTGTTCTTCTTCCTGAAGCACCACCACCTGAACCACCTGCTGCATTAGGATCGTTGCTTATTTTAAATCCTGCTCCACCACCACCACCTGCTGATGTTATTGTACTAAATACTGAATTACTACCACTAGGAGAAGCAGTAAGATTGGGTCCTGAATATGAACCGCCAGCTCCAACTGTAATTGGAAAAGCTGTTGCTGTTACTGTTACTCTGTTAGGAGCACTTGGATAACCATCTAATGGACTTGCTGTGTAAGGTGTTACAGGATTTTTAACTTCTCTATATCCTCCTGCTCCACCACCGCCACCACCATCTGCACCATTTCCAGATCCACCACCCGCTACTACCACGTGAGAAACTATGTTGTTGGTAGCACAACTTGCTACTGAACAAACTGTAAATGTTCCTGGACCTGTGAAAGTATGGATTTTACAATTTCCACAAGTAGTAATTGTTCCACCTGTTGCTATCATAAAAGTTTCTCCAATATAACCTGTTCCTTCTTCAACAGATTTCCAACCTTGTGTACCATCGACATATACAAGAGACATACTTGTATGATCTGTATTAATTACTCTATCTCCTGCATTACCATCTAAATTAGAACTATTTCTACCAATAGTTAAATTATTTGTTGCAAATGTACCTGCGTAATCTTTAAAAGCTACTATATCACCAGCACTTGGTGAGGCAGGTAAAGTCATTGTTATAGCTGAACTTGATGTATCTACAAAATAGCCTTCCCCATTTACAGCTGTAAAACTTGCTGTCTTTTTAGTTGTCTGCCAATCAACGGTCCCCGTTCTACCGAATCCTGATTGAGATGCACCTGATGCAAGAGTAACGGTATCGCCACTTGCACCGATAGTTATTGTGTTGGCATTTTCATTTATAATGTTATTGCCGTCTTGATCTTGAATATTGTCTACTTTAATTGTACTTGTCATAATTATTGAAATTTATACCTTATTATTACGATTCCGCTACCTCCAGCGCCACCAGGTCCACCACCACAAGCACCACCTCCAGCACCACCTCCAGAACCAGTATTAGCCGATGCTGCTCCTCCTGTAGAGGCTGCTACATTAGGTGCAGGCACTCCTCCACCATCTCCACCTAAAGATCCAGGTTGACCTGCAAAACCTGATCCAGCGGCTCCACCTGCTCTTGTAACAGATGAACCACTAATTGAAGTTGCAACTCCATTTCCACCAGATCCACCTGGAGAAGTTGGAGTACCACCAGGTGAATTTGCACCTACACCTCCAGCGCCACCTCCACCACCACTAGCAAAATTAGGGGGAGATCCACTTGTTCCACCAGTATTACCTTGTGATGGACTAACAGGAGGTGAATTTCCTGTTCCACCTGATTGTTGAGTGTTATAATTTACTACTCCGCCTCCACCTGAACCACCTGGTTGAGGTGCAGTGGCTGCACAAGGATAAGGAACACCTGGTGTCCATCTTCCTGATCCACCACCTCCTCCACCTGTAGATGTTATAGTTGAAAATACTGAATTATTACCTTTTCCAGAAGCTGTAGCAGAAACAGGTCCACCTGCTCCACCACCACCAACTGTTATTGGAAAAGATGTTGCTGTAACTATAACAGGTGTAGATCCCTCTATAGGAGAAGCTGTATAAGTATCAACACCCGATTTTGATTCTCTAAAACCACCAGCGCCACCTCCGCCGCCGCCCCAACTTGAGCCAGGAGTTCCTGATCCACCTCCTCCACCACCTGCTACTACCATATATGAAACTTCATTATTAGATGAACAACAAGCAATTTTTGATACAGTAAAAGTCCCTGGACCTGTAAATGTATGAATTTTATAATTTCCATCGCAAGTAATAGTTCCACCTGTTGCTATCATAAAAGGATTTGTAGTATCAGAAGGGTTTGCTGTAGTTACGTTTTGCCAACCTGTTGTTGCATCTACATAAACTAATTGAACCGCTGAATTAGATTTTGTTATTAGTAAATCAGTAGCAGAGCCATTTATATTAGAACTATTTCTTCCGATTGTAATTTGATTAGTGCCAGCACTTCCATTATAATCTGAAACAGCCACCACGTTTCCTGCGCTTGGTGAGGCAGGTAAAGTTACAGTTATTGTTCCACCTGCTGTGTTTACAAAATAACCTACTCCAGATACTGCTGTAAAACTAGTTGTTTTAACAGTTGTATCCCAAGATACTTCACCTGTAGAACCAAATCCTGCTGCGGTTGCTCCACATCCAAGAGTTACCGTATCACCAGAAGCACCTAGTGTTAAGGTAGTTCCGCATTGTGGTTCGATTGTATTTACTTCTATTTTAGACAATGACTAATACTCCTGTAACTGTGATTGTGCCAGGTATTGTAATAGGTCCTGCTAGTACACCGTTTTCAATTGTTTGTGTACCATCAATAGTACCTGCTTGGTTTGGTATAAATTCATTAGGGGCTGTTCCGCCTCCAATATATTGGATTCCATTTACTATCGCCGTCATTGTTCCTCCTACGAACTAATTGTGTCGATGTATGAAGTAACTACATCTAAACTAGATGCAGTATTACTAACTGCTTCAAGTACATCTCCGCTTTTTAAAACAATCTTCGCACCACCTTGAATTAATTCTATTGCAGAATTTGG